CTGAATGCGAGCTCGGTCTTGGGCCTATCCATTCCGTCTTGTATGGGCTTGAAGAAAAAGGGGTAGTGTACTGATATTGGTACCACCTTGTCGGTAAACATCTTCTTTGCATCTCCACCAGTTTTAGATAAGATCCCGAATCTAGAATCAGACGATATGGTAGCCTGGTTAACCGTTTCAGCGCTTGACATGAATGAAAATCCACTACGCCTGTTCTTAAGATAGCAAATTCCATAGCATCTATCGTCTGCCTTGCAAGCTTCCCAGAATATGAAGAATAATCTGTTTGCTTCTCTAAACTCTGGCTTCCCAACATCAATCTTGGACCACTGCAGGTAGACATAGTGAGAACCAGTAATGTAAGTGCTACGACCTTTGTTGCGAAACCAAAAGCCTTCTTCGCGCCTAGTAAATTCTCTATCGATGTACCCATACCAATTTTCTTTTAAGTTATCAGGATATTCTTTCCAATCGAATATCGTTTTGAGACGCCTGAGCTGCTCGGGGTATTCATGCGCAACCCATTTGTCGTTTTCTTTATCAACATCTTTTTCAGCAGGCAAAGCTATTCTAAGGTTCTGTATTTCGTATATCTCTCCTATCTTGCCTGTTTTGCTTATGACTACTACGTCATGTTCTTCGTTATAACCGTACTTCCATTTCTTCCCTTTGTTTAGCCTGCTTATGGTCGTCTTCTTTATAGGCTCGATGATCTTGTATAATGTTTGCTGATACGCCATTACTTAGATTTTTTTTCTGCAAAGCCCGAAAACGAGTTCTCTTTTGCTTGCACCGGCTTGTTTTCAAGCAAGCTCTTTTCGGTTTCAATTCTGTTAAGAATCTCGAAAGCGTCGAATATTGCAAGCTTCTTTGTAGCGGCCGCGTTCTTTAATCTATCAGCGGAAACGTCGTCTTCTGTTTGCACTATAGCCTCTTTGGCGACCTTTACTAACTCGTCAACGGCTCTATAGCCAGCTTGGATTATACTCTCTTTCTTTTTCTTTATATCCATAACGTATAGATATTTCGTTGTTAATTACCCTGTACAGCCTTTCGCCTTCTATAATAAACTCGTATTCGCTGTCCGGAGTAAAGCCTATTTTTTCATTTACCTTAAAATCACCAGTATCGTCTACGTACTTAATAATTCCTATCAATGACATCTCCTTGCTTGTTGAAAACTCATTATCGTTGACCAGCGGTTTTACGAAACTGAACCCGCGATTCGCCTTCCATACGCCATCGCGCTTGTAAAGAAATATTTGCTCAAGCTCGCAGAAGTACAGATTATCTTTGAAATAACTTTTACTATTGCGCTCAATGCCTCTAACGTCATGCCAACGACGAAATATATTATGATGCACATAAAGAACATCACCTCTGTTAATATGTGTATCACGTGCTATAGGTGTTTCGTAAACTATTGCTTCACGACTTACAAACTTGTGATCGGATATATCGGTGTTTAATATCAGCTCCTTGTCTCCGACCTTTTTAGTATTGTCGTATCTTTCTTTTTTAGGTTTGATTAAAAAGGAATATATCGGTTTCATTAATACTGTAAGTTATACTCGACGGATATTGCCATGTTCTTGTTAAAGCTTTTCCAGGGTAATACGTCGGTGCCCTTCTTTATGTAAATAGAGTACTTGTCCTTTTCCTCTATTATGTCACATATTGTATGACCCCCGTAAACGTCCTGCCCTACGGCGTAATGCATCGCATCTGTCTTGTAGTTTTTTCCAATACTAATCTTTCTTATCAGCTTGCTCATCTGTTTCTTCTGTTTCAGTGAGGCTACCATCTTCTACGTTAATGCTAACATTACCGTATGTTTCTTTCAATTCCATCTGCATCGTTCTGAGTTCCTCGCGAACCGTATCGAATGCTTTTAAGACTTTATTATGATCTACAGCTAAAGCTCCTAGCTTATACTGAAGATTGTTTAAAACTGATATTTTAGCCTGAAGTTGCTCAAGCTCCTCTTTTGTTATTTTATTTTTTGACATTTTATTTAATTTAATTTGATTACACTATATACGAATATAGTGCTTATTCCTTTATCTTACGCGTCCACACCACACTGAGAGTGATAACCCCTAACGCGCATTGAAGCGTCGTATCATATGTACCATCGTCAAATTCTTGGTGGCTGTAAAGAAAGCCCACCATAAATCCTATTATGGGTCCGATGGTTATTTCAGCGTTTTTTATCTGCCCTATTATTAATAGCAGCGTGAATATTCCTAATAATATATAAACTATCATTTTACGTTTGCGATGTATCGTAATATATTAAATCACCCCCTATTGCGAATATGGAATAAACCCTTCCGCTATAATTGAACGGCGATTCAGTACAGTTAAGTTGAAATGTATTAGAGCTATGATTTGCGCGCATTGACTCGCTTCCTAAACTACCCCCTGTTGGTGTACCTGGACTGTCATCTGTTAAACTATTAATCCCCTGTTCCTTATCGTTATTATGCTCCGCGTCGGTCCATACTATAGATCCCGTTACGGGGGTTCCTGAGTTACGCCTGTATGCGTGCGCCATTGACATATCATTCGGTGACCCAATAAATGCTACCAGCGGGTCAAAATCCGCGGTTAATACAGTTCTTCCTGAAGATGAACTATTTCCGGTATAGCCCGCATGAGCCATAAACCCTGACTTAGGCGCAAAGGCATATATTACGTAGTCTCCGCCACTCGTTCCCCCTAAGTTGTCAGAGGAATGTACTGAAATTGTCGAACTGGTTGCTGTAAGGTGGCTGGAACTACTGTCAAGTGGCCTGTCGAACATATGCGAACTATACCCAGCATCTCCTTTATATTCTGAATTTACGAAATCATACATTGTGCTTCCTTGCTTGCCTTCATATTTTAGAGTAGGATATGATGTTGGATCTAAAGAAGAGTCTATTCTCATACACGTCATAAACGTAGGGGCTGCGCTAAGCCCATGCCCTATGGTAGTAGAAGAGCCTCCCGAGGTAAAAAATATTTTAGAATAATTTCCATCCGCGTTCGCGTAAACGGTAGCTGTTGTATTGCCGTCGTTATTTGTTGCTCCCGAAGCGGCTGTCTGAAAAGCTATCCCAACGTAATCTGAATTTCCATCAAAATACGTCGCTTCCGGTTTTTCATAATTTTGATAATCATTTCTTGCTTTTAACGTGAATCCATCAGAGTTCCATGTGATAATGCTTTTGTCCTGCCTAAACATTCCTTTCTGGCTTGCGAACACGAATGTTTCATCTGAACCAGGATATGCTTTATCAATTATATAAGTATAGTTTTTGGCTCCACTATTATTTTTATTTGGAAATATCCATATCAAATCTGGCTCCATATTGGTTACAATGGTACGGTCATTAGATGTTTCTCCTCCTGTATAAAGAAAAAGACCCGCTATAAAGTTTGCGGATGATGTATTAAACGTTTTTTTATTCAAACTCATAGCTTACTACGCTCCCTTTAGTTGTTAGCCCATTTATTTCAGACTCTTTAGTATTATGATGATTCAAAATTTCTGATCTTTCACTTTGAATGCTTTCAGGTATATCGATACTTCTTTCAAATTTTCTTGTGACATACCAGTCAGTATCAGATAATTTATAATTTGTATACTCCCTAAGCGCTTTCATTTTATTTTCTTTTAACTCTTCTAAGGTTTCAACAAACTCAATATCGTTTACCTCGTAAGTAAAATTATTTGTATCAAAATAAATGCTGCCTAAATTTTGGGTTGAAGAATCGTATTCAGGTTTTACTACGGTATAAAAGCCATAAGCCTCAGCCTCTTCGGCTGATAAAGTATTGAAGCCTCCAATAACGTTACCCCACGATTTCGGTAGCTCGTTATATACTTTTATTTCTCCGTTTATTTCTATTGCGTACATATTTTTTTATTTATCTATTAACTTGGTGTAGTGTCTGATGCATAAGTTGCTACCACATAATTAAATATAGCGTTGGCAGAATCGTCTATACATTCAACATGTATCATATTAGTTGTGCTGCCGTCGTAATCAACTCCCCCTACTTTATTAAATGTTTCACTTGTACCGGCGTCACTATCGAAAGTAATTGTTTGACTTCCTGTTAAGTTATAGAAAGTAATTACTTGTCCTTGCTTATAGTTTGTAAAATCAAACTCTATACCTCCCGATAAACTTGAGCCCATCTTGAATGTAGTACCAGCTGACCAGTCAATAGAAACAGCGCCTGAATAAGTTGTAACATCCACTTTAGCCGTGTATCTATTCTCTATCTTCGCGTGTGTTACTTGATCATCTGCTATGTGTGCAGTATCTATTGAGCCATCAGTATAGTGTTCTGAGTTTACAGCATCATCCGCTAATTTAGCGCCAGTTATTGCGTCAGCTGCTATTTTAGCTGTAGTAACCTGCAAGTCTGCAATATGAGCCGTGTCAATTGAACCGTCTGTATAGTGTTCTGAGTCAACGGCATCATCAGCTATTTTCGATCCATCAATAGCATCACCTGCTATCATAGAAGAAGCTATAACTCCAGAACCTATAACAAAGTCTAAGGTGTTGTCAGAATCATCATAGGTAACAGCTATTCCAGTTTCCGTGTTGCTGCCGACCATAGCGCCAACCGTATCTGAAATCGTTTCGGCAAGCGTAGCGCCGTTAACTGTTATAGCGTCTGCTTCCAGTGTACCGTCTATATCTACATCGCCTGAAATATCGAGACTCGAAGCTTCTATCTCTCCTGATGTTTTAAAAATAACATTATCACCACCATCAACTTCAAAGATAATTTGATTATCAGTACCGAACTTTATTTGGTTATCAGCATCTCTTCCAAGTACAAGCGATGTGTTTAATACTGAAGTTATATTTGTTTGTGCTGCTGCAAGTGTTGCTGCACCTCCTGCCGCTAAAGTAACATCACCGCTTATATTACCAAATATTGCATCTTCAAAATTTGATGTTGTTATTTTTGCAAGATTACCTGAATCAGATGTATCTGATAATATTACAAGATCATCTTGTGCGAAATCAGTTATAGCGTTTGCAAGTGAATCACCGTCAAGCTTATCCATATCTATAGCCGCGCCTGATGCAATTGACGCGTTTACTACGGCGTTTGCCGCTAACTCATCTGCACCTACCGCGTCGTCTGCAAGCTTTGCTTGTGTTACTGAATTGTCCGCTAATACGTTAGCTGTTACCTTTGTTGTTGCCATTTATTGTTTATTTATTTTTAACTCCATGTTAATGTTCCTGTTATGGTTGCCGTTATATTGCTTGCTCCTGTTTGAGACATAGCGTAAAACGCGTGCCCACTATAGTTTGATTTAGTGCCCGGGCCCGGACTATAAAACCCTGATATACTACCCACGTTAGTTGGATATATATTAGTTGGCGATGAAACAGCATTATAATTTGTATATTCGTAAGTCTCATAGTCCGGACTCATACCAAACGACTGGAATATAGTACCGTTGTGCTGCCATCCAGCCGCGTCATTATATCCTGATCCTGAATTATTACCATAGAGCATGTTAAATATTGTTCTTTGGTTAAATCTTGATCCCGAACTCAAACTACTAGGGTAAATGTTTTTAAAGTACGCATGACTCGAGCTACCAGCAGAATATGCAAATACACCGCTACTTTGAAGGTTTGGAACGTTTTGCTCTATAGTATAATCCCCTTTGTTTCCGTTTATTCTTCTATTCATCTTATGAGTAGTGAAATAACCTAACTGAGGGTGATTGTGCTGGCTTTGCATGTATGAACCCACTTTACCTGTTGATAAAAAGTCATTCCCATATTCTCTCCACCCGTGCGTAGTACCATGAGTCTGCATAACTGACCACTGATATTGAGTAGCCTGAGTAACGCTAACCGCTCTCTTGCCGCTTGCAGGCTCAGACGTCGTGCCCTCGCTATTTTGTGCTTTAACTATAACCTGATAGTCTTGATCGTCGTCGCCGTATTGGCTTGGAGGAGTTATAGTAATATTAGTGCTTTGGTTTCCGCTTGGCGGATTGCTCGCGCTTGTTATTGTTACCGTTTCATATAAGCTCCCCCCTAAAGCTGAGCTTTCATAAATTTCAACTTTTAAATTATAAGAACCGCTTGCGCCTCCCCAATTTATAGTATAGTTCATTGTTATATCGGTATAATCGCTACTTACACTATTGAATGACAAAGTAGGAGCTGTTACAGAACTATACCCGTAAAATTCAGATAACGCATCAGGTTGATCTTTTCCTGCGCTATTTGAAAGAGCCCTTAGGCTAACGTTACTGTCTGAGTCGTTTCCGTTGATTTCTTGGTTGACATCTGCGCGTAATTGTATTTCACCTGATCCTGTAACTGGCATAACTTATATATCTTCTGATTCTCTAACGAAATCTTTATTAGCTTTCATGTAATTGTAGCAAAACTCGTAAACGTCTCCCGCTTCTTTTAACTCTTCAAAATCAAACCCGCTCCAGTCTGTAAAGTCCCCTTGATAAACCGGTGGCTTATTATTTGCTCTATCTTCTTCTGATTGGTATATCGCAAATAGTACGGCTACGTTCCATATCTTATGATCGCTTCTCGGTCTTTCGCTATGTATACCGCAGCTTTGAATAGCCAACACGTGATTTTCGTATGTCTGATCTGGATTATCTTGCCATTCTCCCTTATCTCTTGTAACGGTCACCTCTTTTCCTCTGTTTTCATAATGTGGGTCAGATTCATCAATATCTTCAGGAACCATAAAGCTTACTTCTTGCGTTCCTGTTTTAACCCAATGTTTAAATACAAATTTTCCTTTTAACGCCATGTTATTTACAATTACAATTATTTAATTTTTCTTCTAATTCCTTAACTGATTCAATAAGCAATCCGATTACAGCATTATAATCAACAGTCTTATATTCTTCTGAACCGTTTAGACTTTGTTGCGTACCAACAACTGAAGGTAATACTTTTTCTAATTCTTGTGCAATAACACCTCCAGATGGCTTATCGTTTCTTTTATAATTAAACGTTACTCCGTTTATTTGTTTTAGCTTATCTAAAGCGTTGTCAATAACTTTAACGTCTGTTTTTAATTTTTCATCAGAAGCTACGGTAGTTGAATAACCGATAACATCACCGTCAACATGTAAATCCCCATCAGCTTCTAGTCTCATTTCATTGTTACCGTTTACGTAAAAATCTGTTTGAGTATCAGCTGTAAAATGAATGTAATCTCCAGTGTCAATTCCAAACTTACCGCCTGCTGCATATGCACTACCTGCAATACTTAATGTTGAACTTGATCCAGCTCCTATTGTAACATCAACCTCTCCGTCAGTTGCGTGTTCGCCTTCTAAAACAAGACCAGCTGTTAACGCTGTGTTTGTTCCGTCACTTTCTGCAACAAAGAATGAAAGCTTACCTGCTTCATCTGAATCGTCTGCCTCTGAAACTTCAGCTACTATTTTTGCAAAACTTGTTTGTGTTTGTGCCGCGTCATCTGCAATAAACTCGATTACTCCAATATCATCTCCGTCAGCTCCAGCTGCACCTTTATCTTTTACAAAATGCAGTCTTGCTCCGTTTGCATCGTTTGTGGTGTTTTTAATTTCTATTAACGGGTCTTGTGAATTTGCTGATGTAAATGTTACAGTATCTTGTGTTATAGTTCCAAGTGATGTTATAGAGCCTAATACAAAATCTAGTGTATTATCACTGTCGTCATATGTTACACTAATACCTGTTTCAGTATTACTTCCAACCATTGCCCCTACAGTATCAGATATAGTTTCCGCAAGAGTAACGCCGTCTATAGTTATTGCATCGGCCTCTAATGTTCCGTCAACATCTACGTCTCCAGATATGTCAAGACTTGTTGCTTCAATTTCACCAGAAGCTTTTAAAGTTACGCCGTCTCCTCCTGCAACTCTAAATATTATTTGATCGTCAGTGCTAAATTTGATTTGATTGTCAGCGTCTCTACCAACAACTAAACTTGTGTTTAACATCGATGTTTGAGAAGTAAGCGCCGCTGCTAGCATTCCTGTTGAAACAGTTCCTGTATCTCCTGTACCTATTAAAGTACCTGATGCAGTTGGTAAAACTAATGCTGCTGAACTCGCCGCACTATGTGGCGCTGCTTTTAATGTTTGATAATGCGCATTACTAACTTCACAATAAAATCTTATTTCTGCAACATTACCAGTACCTGTTCTAATTTGTACAGAACCATCATTTATCGTAACCCCTCCTGATGAACCATTACCTCCTATAATCGCATTTCCAGTTGTTGTTACCGTATCTATATAAGCATCTTTCCATCTTGCGCCTGTTGTTCCTAAATCAACATCGCTATCGGATTGAGGCCCAAATATGTTATCAGCTAAATATACCTGTTCTACATTTGCTGCGTAAAAATGTATTTCATCAGCTGTTTCAAAATCTATTTTAGTTTGATCGTCCTCACCGATTTTTATATCAGTTGCTAATAAAGATGTGATGCCTGTTTGCGCAGCATCTATATTTATTACTGAGTTAGATGCAGTTAATCCTGTTCCTGCAAATAAAGTCGCAACATCCGCAATAGCTTCTTTAGCGTGAGTTCCTGTTGCCCCACCATCTAGGAATAATATATAATCTCCGTTTGCGATTGCAGCCTCTGAAGCCTCCGTTAAATCTACATTGAATGTTACATTACCCGTTGAACCACTAACATCCATTAAAGTACCAGCTACTGCTGATTGAACCATGTTACTAACATTAACAGATCTCATATGATAAACTTCTACTTTAGCTCCGTTAGGAACATTAGTATCAAAAGTTAGTGTAGTTCCTGATACAGCATACGTGTTATGATGCTGATAAACACCATCCATATAAACCATTAATTCATTTTCAGATGCTGCTGATGAACTTAAAGTATAAGCTGCTGTGCTTCCGTTACCCGTATATTCGTTTATTTCTACAGTGTTTGCACCAGCGGCTATCGTTATTGTATCAGTAGAAGCGTTTGTTGTTATTACAGTTCCTGTACCTGCTGCAAAGGTTAATGTGTCCGCCGTGCCATCTGCAACTATATTATCTTCCCCAGATACTGCTATTGTTTTAAATGCATCACCCGCTGCAGAAACATCGAGTGTAATTGAATTATCTGCATTTGTAATTGTTACGTTGGTACCTGCTGTTAAAGTTGCCGCTGCTGGCCCACTTGTACCACCTATTAATAGCTGACCGTTAGTGGTCATTGTTTCAGCTGCTAATGTATCAGTTCCGCTGTCTTGCGTTATAATAACTGCTTTGTCTGCAAAAGAAGTTGCATTTGTACCTCCTGATGATACTGCTAGTGTAGATGATAATCCGCTTGCATTACCTGTAACTGTTCCTTCTAAGTTTGCAACTAAAGTTCCAACCGCATAACCAGTTCCTCCTGTATTTACAGTTGTTGTTGGTGCTGTTTGTAAATCTTTAAATAATTTCCATTTACCGCTATCGCTTGCGTCTCTAAAAAACCCTGAATATAAATCTTGTGAACCAGAAGTATCATATAAACCGTATATCCCTAAATCAACACTGTCTGAAGAGTTATTACCGCTACCTAAAATTATAAGTGGGTCTTCAACACTAAGGGTAGCTGTGTTTACCGTTGTAGTGTCACCCTGTACTGTTAAATCACCTGTTACCGTTAAATTATCACCTATAGTTACTTCTGATGTACCATGCCCTATAGTAATTGCTGTTCCGCTCAATCCTGTACCAAGTGATATTGATTCACTTGAATTACCAGTATCAAATATCATATAAGCGTCACTGCCTTGCTTTATAGTCAATGCGTTTGCTCTATTATCAGTTAAAGCTATGTTTATGTCATTAGTTGCCGCTGATATACTATCCAGTCCTATATCTGCTACATTTGAAAAGTTATTACCAGAAACGCTTAAGGTTCCACCTATGCTCACATTACCTGTTGTGGTAATGGAATCTATATAAGCGTCCTTAAAGTACAAACTAGACGTCCCTAAATCAACGTCGGAGTCTGTTGTTGGCTTAAGTACCCCGTCATCCAATTGAACTTGCGAAGTTCCGTCAATATCAAATATTATGCTATTGTCAGTACCGAAGTCTATATTGGCGTGAGAAGCGCCGTGTCCTACAGCTAAAGATGAATTGTAAACACTTGTTATAGCTGTTTGAGCGGGTGTAATTGCAATATCATTTGTATTTACTGTAATACCTGTACCTGCCCCTGCTGATAAAACTGAACTTGAAGCTGTTAAACCGTTGCCTGCTAATAAAGCTACTAAATCAGATAATGATTCTTTTTTGGTAACTGAAGAGTCTGTTGCATCTAAGAATAAAATTAAATCTCCATTTGCTATAGCTGTTTCTGTAACAGAAAAAGTTGGAGCATCCAGTGAGGGCGACGTTAATGTTTTATTTGTAAGTGTATCTGTAGTAGCTAAACCAACAAGTGTATCTGTTGCGGCCGGCAGGGTTAATGTAACGTCTGCTGTTGATGCTGGTCCAATTAATGTTACTTTATTAGTTCCATTATCGCTGTCTTCGAAAAATTCTAAAAATCCTGCGCTTGTTGAACCATTTTTTAATTGTGCCCCTGCGTTTATAATAGGTGTTGTAAGTGTTGGTGTTGTAAGCGTTTTGTTTGTCAAGGTATCAGTTGTTGCTCGACCAACAAGTGTATCTGTAGATGTAGGTAAAGTTATGGTACCTGAGTTTGATATTGTTGAAATTACAGGACTCGTAAGAGTTTTGTTTGTTAAAGTTTGTGTGCCTGTTAAAGTAACAACCGTATTATCTATAGTAAGAGTCGCTTCACCTGATGTTGCTCCACCACTTAATCCAGTTCCGGCTATTACCGCAGTAATATCAGCTCCTTCAAGTAAAGCGGCTTTTATACTAGACATAGTAAACCTTTTAGTTGCACCGCTTGCTGAGTCTATTCCTAGTACGCTATCGTTATCTGTTATACTGCTGTCTAATGAATACGAATCTATTTTTGCCATTTTTTATTTGTTTTGTATTGTTTTAAACTTCTCTGCACCACGTGAACCGAAATATGCTACATATACCGTTATGAGAAGTGATTTTAAAAGATCAACCCAGCCACTATCGACTTCAAAGTCTAATCCAGTTGAGTCTATAAATATTAATAAAACCATTGCAACAGTTAAAAAAACTAATGTCAATGGTCGTGTATTTTTTGAAAGCCATGAATCTGACTTCATATCCGCTTGCCATCTCTTCGATACCTCTTGCATTTCTACGGTGTCCTGATTTAGCAACGCTAATGCTTTTTCTTTGTCTTCTGCCGGTAACTCAGGATCTTTTTTAATTAGGTTTTTAACTAAACCAAAAACTCCTTTGTCCGGTAGTACTTCGCCTAAGCTTCCTATTATGTTAGATCCGGCGCCGGCTAAAAATTTACCGACGGCGGTATCTTTAAGTTTCTTCCTGTCTTTAGACATTACTTTTTGCTTTTAACTATGTTCTTAACTTGTTTGACTTTAGTTTTAACATTCTTTACTTTGTCTTCAAGAACATCTGGTATATAATTGTCGTTGTCGTCTTTAGTAATTCCTTTTTTATTTAACCAAATCGATAGCGCTATTAAAGCGCCTCCAACAATTATTGCTGCTAGTACTATTAATATAAAATTCATAAATTTACTTTTTATAAGGGAATATTTTATTTAAGGCATCGCGTCTTCCCTCACATCCGCATGGCACATTTAATCCTTTTGAGATTATATCTGTCATTGTTTTAATGCCCGTTGCTTTCGTGACTTTTTCTATTGAGTCACCTAATCCTCTTGATTTCATTTTTTTCTACGTATTGATTTAACTCTTCTTGGCTTGCCTGCTGGTTGCCCTAGTCTTTTCTTTTCAGCTATCTTCTTTCTTTTTTCAGCCGCTGACATTTCCGAAGCCGTTTTTACAGTCTTGCTTGAAATTCTTTTGCTTGGCCTACAGTATGGCACTCCTCTCTTTTCGCCTTTACGTCTACCGCAAGGCTTGCCGGTACGCACGTCTATCCATTTTTCTTTAAACCAACGCTTAAGAGCAGCTCCTTCTTTTGTTTTACGTACAGCCATTATTTTTTAGGTTTTGTGTGACCACAGCCTTTTTTCTTTAAGGCTAAATGTTGTTTATATGTGTTTGCTTTATAGCCTTTGCCATTTTTGCAATACATCATATGAGGTTCAAAATTATTTTTCATTTTTTCTTTTTCATAGATTTGATTAGCCTGTCTATTTTATTAGCTTGCATTTTATGCATGTTAGAAGCTTTTTTTAGTTGAGAAGATATTTCTCTTAATTTTTTTGCGTCCATTACTTTTTATCTAAAATTTTATTTACTCTGTTTCTAGTGCAAACCATTTTTTTTGCGTACGAAGGGTTCTTTTTTCTGTTGAATACGTACTGCTGGTTTAACGAGCCTATAATAGCTCTCTTGTTTCCTTTACGGCTACTTATCATATATCTAGCAAGCTTTTCGCATGATAGCTCCTTAAACTTTCCTTTAGCGTCAGGGTACTTGCTTTCTTTAAATTCAGGTCTTTTTGCCATGTTTTCTTCTTATAGCGTTTTTACATGATTTTGCGTAGGCTGCTTGCTGTGGTTTCTTTCCAAACCTAGATCGCTGCTCCATAACGGTTAGAATCTGTATTTTACGCGCAAAGGGCTTCCCGCTCTTTTTTACTTTAGCACACGTGGCTCTTGCGTCAGCCATAGTTGCGTATTTGATTCTAACAGTGTCTTTGGGGTTCTCATCCGTATACAATCTACGGCTAGAGCCTTTAGGCTTTTTGCCCGTACCCGTTTTCGGATCAGCCATTATTTCTTTTTCTTAGATGATTTTCCGTAATTAGCGGCTCCAACTTTTCTACACTTAGCTATAGCCCCACTCGCGTATGCGCTTGGAAATACCTTATATCTAGCTTTTACCTTATAATAACAAGCGTCTTTCGGCATAATATTTATTGATCTTTTAATTTATTTAGCAAAGCCTGTACCTCTTCAAGCTTAGCCGTAATTTTCATTTGAAGGCCAGCTTCGAATTTTCCAGCCGGCTTTCCGTCTTTATATATCACAATCGTGGGAACGGATTTTATGGAAGTTTGCACCGCCTCAGACTGGTCTTCAACATAAGCATACTGTACTTTTACATTTCTTAATCTATCTAATCCTTTGTAGGCATTAGTAGAGTTCCATTTGTAATTAAAATGTACAACAGTCAAGTCTTGGCTAAACGCGCTGAATGATAACAATAGAGATAAAATTAAAATTATATTTTTCATGATTTTAGTCTTTAATTATTTCGAAAAGTTTTTCGTCTATCTTTTTTACTGTTTCGTCTATTTCCTCAACCTTTTCTTGTGTATTTATAATTGTTTCTCGAATTAACTGATCTTTTAGATCGTATTCGGTTCTTGAAACAGGCGGTTCTGGTAATTCTTTAGCTAACTGGATTTCTCCTTGCAGACTGTACCACATACCTGTTACAGTTACAATCACCATACCGATTGTTATTAAATTCTCTACGCTAATATTGAATTTTTTCTTTTTGATTTCTTCTATATCTAGATCGGCCATTTTTTTATTTATTTTTTTGTTGTCTTAGCATTTTAAAATCAGCTCCAGTTATTTGGTTAAAAGGAGGTGCCATTGCAGCTATTCTCTTCTGCTTCGGCGAAAGGACTTGAGATCCGTCTAAGTCCATGTTTTCTTTTTTTTCTTTCATTTTAAATTTGTTAACAGTTCCACTTTCTTCTTGCAGCTTTGCCTCTTTCTGAAGTCCAGCTTCGAGATCTAGCACAAAATGCTTTTCTACGCTTATAAGCTTTACTTCCCTTCTTAAGTTTAGAAGGAGGAGTAGTTACTGCGGTTTTGAGTTTACTTCCTGGGTTATCGCGTCTGTACTTAGCGACACCCTTAGCGGTCATACCACCTCCGGCTTTTTTACCTCTGCCTTTGCCTTTTTTGACTTTAGCGTAATATCCGAGTGATTTCTTTCTAGAGGGCGCGTTTTTTCTAGCCATTATTTTCTTTTGCCCATGCAAATGCTCATGGCTCTTTTGTTGCCCTTATCAGATTTTCCTATATTCAAGTGCATAACCTTATTTTTTCTTTTTCTTTTTCATGGTTTTTTTAGTAAGTTTTTTCATTTTCTTACCTTTAGTACCATAACCGTATTTTCCTGGCATAATTTTAAAATTTATCTGTTATTATCCTTTATCATATCGTCTATGGACTTGTTGTATACTTTGTCCCGATACGATTTGTTTTTGTAGAATATACTTTTGCTTCCCGTCGGCAGATCTTCTTCGCCTAATAGTACTTTATATATTCTGGTAATTAGCTGTTTACATTTAAATGAAGTAGTGTATATGGCATATTTTTGCTGAGAACCAGCGCGTTGTCTCCATACATCTATCCATCCCTCTCTTCTTAATCGCTCCCACCTGTCTTTATCCCAAGACATTGTATATACGCCATTAATAAAATCATTACGCGTAAATCGTGTTTTGCAATCTAAATATATCAATAATTCTAAATCGGCGTCGCTCAAACTGTATGTCTTGCACGCCCATTTTCTAACTAACCTATAGTATTTTAATATATTTAATTCTCTTAAATCGTTAGGTGTTAGCCTCATATAAAAAAAGACCTACAGGCCCAGCTCGTGAGCCCGTCTGTGGTCTTATTGATTATTAAGCGTCAAGCGCAATTGCACATGCAGTTATGTTAGAATTTGCATAAATGCTGTTTACGTCGTCAGCTATTACTGTATAGTTTAAAGTATTCTTAGGATACTTAGTAGCTTGGTTGATTGCGTCAGCAATCGCGATCATTACTGTTTTCTCAGTGTCAGCAGTAACAGTTAACGTTACAACATCTACAGAGGCAGCCTGACCGTCACCTAAACTACCTGGTGCAAACTTTACAAGTACTGCTCCATCAGAAGCACAAGTTACAGACTGTAGCTTGCTTACCGGGAACATCCCCGCGTCATCAGCCGCGTCGATGAATACTAAAAAGTGTTCGTGGTTATTTAAAGCCATGATGTATAAATTTGAAAGTTAAACAAAATTGTTTGGTTAGTTTTTCAGTAACCGTCTTAAGTTTTTAGTTTATGGTATGTGGCCTAAGGTATTAACCGACTAACACAACATCTTGTTGTCTTATAACTTGGTATAAGTTATTGTCGTATTCTATTCCGTGTCCCG